GAGCCACCGGCCCCGGCTACCTCTTTCAAATGCGGAACCGGTGTGCCACCCATCAGGCACCAGCGCCAGCGCGTCATCCACGCTGCGAGTGGGGTCGGGCTTCCCGCCGTCGCTTTTCATGGGCCACGTATTGCGCCAGCCCATCGCCCTCAACACCTCATCACTCAACTCGCGCGACCCTTCGGCGGCGCTTCCAAGGCGGGTTATGAGGTCAGTCATGATTCATTCCTTCCATCGGGCTGCGTTAAAACAACCCCTTGCTGTCCGTAGTGCTGGGCGATGGCGTCCAGGTATCGCGACTTTTGATCTGTCGTCATTAGACGTGTCACAGGCAGGTCGAGCGGTTCCATCATAAGTGCCAGCTTGGTTTCATAGGGCAGGGGCTTAACTACCCTGTCGTACTCCGCGCAAAACCGTTCATTTTCTGCCCGCATGATGGGGACGCCCAACGTCAGCTTGCATTCGCCACGTACCTGCTCCGGTGTCTGGTCGCCCAGTTGCGCGGATATTTCGTTGATCCAAAGGCGCTGCAAGTAGTTCTGCTCGTTGGAGCGTTTCTTACCCTTGGTGATTTCGACAGTGAATGGGCGCTTGTGTGTTGAGAGAAACACATGGAGCGTCACCAGATCGTTGGGGGTGTCAATGATGCGAGTTGTCATGGCTGCTTCGCCGCGTCCATCAGCGCGTCTCCGGGGCAAACGGAATGTCATCCGACAGGTCGGGACCGCCGCCGTTGTAGGACTGCGCACCACCTTGACTGCCGCCACTGTCATATGACGACTGCCCGCCTTCCTGCTTCCCATCCAGCATAACCAACGTGCCGCCGAAACCACGTAGGACGACTTCGGTGCTGTACTTGTCCTGGCCGCTCTGGTCCTGCCACTTGCGGGTCTGCAAAGCGCCCTCAACATAGACCTTGGAGCCCTTCTTCAGGTAACGCTCGGCAATATCGGCGAGCTTGCCGAAGATCACCACGCGGTGCCATTCGGTCTTTTCCTTCTTCTCGCCGGTCTGCTTGTCGTTCCAGGTTTCCGAAGTTGCCAACGTGATGTTGGCGACGGCATCACCTGATTGCATCCTGCGGATTTCAGGGTCTTTCCCAAGATTGCCGATAAGGGTCACGCGATTGACTGATCCAGCCATGTCAGAGTTCCTTCTGATGTTGAAAGTTGTCCATTTCGTCCGCCATCGCGGCTTCCATGTAGGGTGATCCCCATACGATTTCGTGCGCCTCTTCGGCGGTCATTGTGGGGTCTGCATCAAGCAGGGCCTCAATGGCTTCGTCCTGCTGTTCCATCCACCAGTCTTTGACCCGTCCCATTGTCGCCTCCTATGCTGCGAATGAAATGTTGTCGGCCTCACGGGCCTTGAGATACTCGCGGCGGCGCTCAACAGTGCCTTTCAACCCAAGAACGTCACCCCCATCGCCATCGACCAAAACAGGCATGTCTTTCAGCGCCTGTGCAATCAGGGGCTTGGCGTGTTTAATAATATCATCAAGGCTGGCCTCATCTTCCACTGCGTCCACGTCGGCCTGAATCTCGTGAAATTCCTGAGTCAATTTTGTTTTGGTGAGTGGTCCCGCCCAGTCTGCATCCCGTGAGGTTTTCCCACGGGGCAGATCGGGCAGATCGGCGGGCCGATGCTCGTCCGCGTCGTTGCCTTTCTCGCCCGTGGCAATCTGGAACAGCGCCCGCATGTACTGCTTCAATGCGTAGGATTGCGCCGCACCGAATGCCTGCGATCCCATCTTGGCGTTGACCATTGCCGTCCGCGTCTGGCGGTGCGCCCATGTCTCGCCCGACGAATGCGCCAGCGTGAATGCAAAGCGGATAATCAGCCACCCGTTGACGTTCTCGACCGACTCTTCATCTTGAGCGATGATGAGGCCGTGCTTGGAACACAAGGGCCGCACCGCTTCCAGGAAGTCGTCAATGGAAGCGAAGTTGTAATTGCCGTGGCTGTTCTTCTCGCCCTTTCCGAGCTTCGGAACGTCACCCATCACCGCACAGATTGCGGCGGCGACTTTCGGCGGGATTGCCGCGCGGCTGTTAAGTTGGTCGGATACCATAAGGTCTGTCATGACCATTCTCCTGTCGGTTTGTGTGTGTGCCGAAGGTGCATGACCTCCAGCAAGCGCATGTTGAGGGGTGTGCGGAAGGCCATCAGCTTGGCGCGTTCGGCTTCCCAGTGTTTTGCTGCCATGCGGCGGCGGTGTAGCCATGCAAAGATGCTCATGGCTTGCCTGCATTGCCGCAGTAGCCATCGTCTCTAAGGAGCCAAGGTGTCGGTGTGTGGTCCTGCGTCATCGTTACTCTCCCTATGCTGCTGTCTGGTGGTGGAAGTGTTGGGCAGCGTCGTTGACCCGTGCCAACTCGCGCCATGTCAGGTAAATCTTCCCATGGACCGGGTGCTGGATGGACACACCGCCGTCGTCCGTCTCAACAAACACGGTGCCGTCTTCGCAGGCTTCAAAGGTGGCATTCATGCCACGCTCCTTTCGGCCAGTTCATCGCGCTTCTGGTCGCGCAACCAGTCTCCGCGGTCTTCGCGATCACCTGCCGCGTTTTCCATGGCGGCGGTTTCAACGTCGGCCAGGTCGATGGATTCACGGATAAGCGCGGCAAGAGCATCACTTAAAGGCCCTTCCGGCATCGGCGCATAATGCCAGATGAAGTGGCCGCTGTCATCGCGGTCGTAGCCAGTAATGACTTCGATTGCGCCCAATTCAAACTCGGGCGCACATCCCGGATCTGCGTGTTCTGGCAGGCAGTTGATGCGGGCCGGTTCGCCATAACTGACAATGCTGACCTCAATCTGGCCTTCCAGGTCGTTAATTCCGTGGGCCTCGCTGCTCACGCAGAAAAAGTATTTGAATGTGTCCATAAATCCCTCCCGGTTCAGGCGGGGCGCGGCCCTTGTAATACCGCGCCCCATATCAACCCTGAACTTTCTCCTGTTACGTGTTGCCCTGTGTGGTCGAGCGTTCCCTTCACCGTGCTGGTGATGAAAGGAATATACGCGGCGGTAATTGGGATTGCAACAATAAAATACGCGATGGGATACGATTTTTGCATTTCTTGCTTGCATGGCCCATTGCTAAGGCGTATAACGTTGGCATGAAAACACTCCACGACATACGGGCCAGCCTAGGCATGGACCAGAAACAACTGGCCGAAGCCCTCGCGGTATCGCAGGCAACGGTGTCCAGATGGGAAAGCGGAAAGATGTTCCCTTCCTACCACACGGCAAAGCGCATTGTTGCGTTGGTGGCTGAACATAATTTGCCCATGCGTGTCGCGATTGATGACATTGTGAGGGCGGCATGATCCCCGCCAACATCGACAACATCAGACAGGAGGAGTGACCATGGATCACCACAAGAGCCTCGCGTTAAATCTCGCATGGACCGCAAATAACGCGGCCAGCTTCCCGCAAGGGCATTCCCCGGTGGATGCCATCAGGCGGAAGTGTGTCGATTGCTGCGCAGGGTATTTGCCTGCCATCACAGATTGCACGATGCACGATTGCGCCTTGTGGCCCTATCGGATGGGCAAAAACCCGTTCCATGCGCGTTCAGGAAAACCCAATCCTGACGCATTCAAGAAATCCAAATGACGCGCTCCGTTTCTCCGTGCGTTGAGCGCGTCATAGACGGCGCTGGTAGTTCCTCCCCTGCCAGCGCCGTCACCCTTCGCCTTGAGTGCATCCCCATCCCGCCATCCACCAACGCCCTATACCGCAACGTGCAGGGCCGTGGGCGCGTCAAGACGCAACGCTACCTGACATGGCAGCGGGCAGCGGGCAATGCGATTGCGGCACAAGAGACACACCCCATCCACGGCGACGTGGAGGTGTCCATCTTCGTGCCGCGCGACAACCGCCGAGATATTGACAATTATTGCAAGGCCACGTTGGACCTACTTGTGATGCACAAGCTAATTGATGACGACCGATATATCACGGTTCTACACGTCACAAAGCTGGACCGCGCCAACGACAAGAAGCACTGCACTGTTGTTGTGAGGTCGGCGTGTTGAAACAGCCCCCCCTGCGTGACCGCGCCTACCTGGACTGGCTCCGCACACAGCCATGCATCCTGACCGGCTTCCACGCCACAGAGTTTGAGGCGGTGGACCCCTGCCATATCGGCACCGCAGGCAAGGGCATGAAGTCACCGGACAATGAGGCGCTTCCGATACGCCATTCCTTACACGTAGAGGGGCATAGCAGCGGCGAGGTGACGATGCTGCGCACCCATGCCCCCGACTGGCTCATTCGTGACGCCTTCAGGGCTTATGCGCGAGATTTGTATTGTAATTGGAGAGGGTAACAATGGATCTAAATATCAGATACGACGAGTTTTTGGCCCAAAAGGCCATAATTGACCCGCCAACCGGCATGCATGAAATTCCACCATTGCCGGGATGTTTGTTTGACTTTCAATCTGACATAGTGCGTTGGGCACTCCGACGAGGCCGCGCGGCACTATTCGCGGGTACTGGATTGGGGAAGACCCTCATGGCGTTGGCCTGGGCGCAGGCGATCCATAAAACGACAGGGCATGACGTCATCATCTTAACCCCATTAGCAGTCGCGGCCCAGTTTGTTCGTGAGGGCAATAAGTTTGGCATCCCGGTTAAGCAATGCAAGTCCGATGATGACGTAGAATCTGGAGTTACTGTCACCAATTACGAGAAGCTGGCCCACTTTGATCTATCGAGGTTTGGCGGCGTTGTTCTTGATGAAAGTAGTATTCTCAAGTCCTACGATGGCAAGACGCGCACGATGCTGATTGCCGCTTGCCAGTCGATCCCGTTCCGGCTGGCCGCGACTGCAACGCCTTCGCCCAACGATTATATGGAACTTGGGAACCATGCCGAGTTCCTGGGCGTAATGTCATATACCGACATGCTGGCGACGTTCTTCACTCACGACAGCAGCGAGACGCAGGCATGGCGTCTGAAGGGCTACGCCGGGGGCGCGTTCTGGCGTTGGATGTGTTCGTGGTCTGTGATGCTCCGAAACCCGTCCGATCTGGGTTATCCATCGGACGGGTTTGACCTTCCGCCGCTCAATCAGACCCAGCATACGGTCGCGGTTGAATACGTGCCGAGCATAGAAACCGGGATGCTTTTCCCAGTCGAGGCACGGACCATGAGCGAGAGGATTTCTACTCGACGGGACACTGCTGATGAGCGTGTCGCCCATGCCGCTTCAATTACTCCAACAGACAGGCCCATGGTTTGGTGGTGCAATCTCAATACCGAAAGCGATGGATTGGCCCGCGCTATTCCGGGCGCTGTCGAGGTTCGGGGATCTGATAGTGAGGAAGCTAAGGAACGCAAGCTCATTGACTTCAGCGAAGGTCGTATTCGCGTTCTGGTCACTAAACCGTCAATATGCGGGTTCGGCATGAACTGGCAGCATTGCGCCGATACTGGATTTGTTGGCCTCAATGACAGCTTCGAGCAGGTGTTCCAGGCCATCCGGCGATTCTGGCGGTTCGGCCAGACCAAACCCGTCAACGTCCACTTCATCGCAGCTGAAACAGAAGGCGCTGTGGTGTCAAATATCCGCAGGAAGGAAGCGGACGCAGAGCGCATGGCACGAGCCATGGTGCAACATATGGCGGACCTGACCAGTGATGAGATACGAGGGTCACAGAGGGACCGTCCTGACTACCAACCGACGGAGCATGTGGTGTTGCCGTCATGGATAATGGGAGAACTATCATGAACCAGATATCAAACATTAAGGCGTTCGATCAAGAAGTGAGCGACGATTACGCAATTTATCGGGGCGATAGCTGTGAAATCATCAAAGCCATTCCCGACAACTCGATCCACTTCGGCATTCACTCACCGCCGTTTGAGGGGCTGTACAAGTTCAGCAATGACCCGCGTGACATCAGCAACAACGAAGGTGAGGACTTCTGGCGTCACTATGGTTTCCTGATCGCGGAAATGCTCCGGGTGACAATGCCGGGCCGGTGTGTGTCCGTGCATTGTATGCAACTACCCACGAGTAAGACGCGCGACGGATACATCGGCATCCGTGATTTCCGGGGCGAAATTGTACGCGCATACACCGACGCCGGATGGATATTCCATAGCGAGGTGTGCATATGGAAAAACCCCGTGGTAGCACAGCAGCGCACCAAGAGCCTGCGCCTGCTCCATAAACAGGTAGTCAAGGACAGTGCCATGTCTGGGCAGGGATTGGCCGACTATGTAGTGACGTTTCGCAAGCCAGGCGACAATCCCGAACGAGTGAGTGGCGGTTTTGACCAGTTCGTCGGCGAATCCGAGTGCGAGCCCGATCGAGCCAAGTTCACGAGCAAGGACGACCGTCGCAACTGGTATTCGATTGAGGTCTGGCAGCGGTACGCATCGCCGGTCTGGATGGACATCAACCAAGGCAGGGTTCTAGCATACCGCGGAGGCCGAGCCGAAGACGATGAGAAGCATATTTCACCACTGCAACTCGACGTGATCGAGCGTTGCATTCATCTGTGGAGCAACCCAGGGGATATCGTGTTCACACCATTCATGGGTATTGGAAGTGAGGTTTATTCTGCCGTCGAGATGGATAGGTTCGGCGTCGGGATCGAATTGAAGCCGTCATATTATGCCCAAGCAGAGCGCAACGTCGCGAGTGCTACCCGAAGGGGAGATAATGATCTTTTCTCTTGTGCGGTCCCATGACAGAACGCGACCTGTTCTATGCCCTTCTGGACCGCTTTCTGATGTACCTGGCTGACGGCTGGAAGGTGGCCGAGGGGCCACACAACGAGCCTGCATTTGTAGGCACTCACCACGGACGCCACAGCGTCCTCGTTTATCGGGAGATTTTAAATGACATGGCAAGCCTGGACACAGGCCGACGTTGACCAGTTGAAAGCGTTGCGGGCTGATAAAGTCAAACACAAGGACATTGCCCGCATCATGGGCCGACCCGTTTCAGCGGTTCAAGCCAAATGGGGACTATTGCAGAACCCCAAGCCATCACCGGAATCCATCACCAAACCTGCCGCCATCATCAAGCCCGAGCAGCGCAAGTGTCTCTGTTGCGGTGGTCGGTTCATGAGCGAAGGCCCCGGCAATCGGATTTGCGGCGGCTGCACTGATACTGTCAACGAACTGTCCCACATGGACGGCGTGTGCATTGAGGGAGTGGCATCATGAGAACTGCTGATTTCATCAGGATTGGCGCGAAACGTTGGAATTTGTCAGAAGAGCAGATCACGGGCGAGCGAAAGATGGGCTCCCTTGCCCGCCGCCGTCAGGTCATCTGCTACTTTGCATATACCAAGACCGGCGCAAGCCTTCCCAAGATCGCCAGGGTGATGGGTGGCCGTGACCACACCACCATCCTCCACGCGGTTAAGGTGGTGAAAAAGCGCCTCGAAGACGGCGACCAGCGGATCGTTGACTTGTGCGCTGAATACGAAGCCGCTTTGGATGACTACCTTTCCACTAAAGGTTGCCCGCCCTGTGTTGAAGTGTGGAAGGGCAAACCTGCTGAAGTCCCCCCGCGTGTCGTTACCTACATTCCCCCCGGTGGATTCCCACCCGCGAAAGTCTCGCCCCAGAAGGAACGCACCTGCCTGAGTTGTGGCGACACCTTCATGTCATCGGGACCGGGCAACAGGCGTTGCAACAAGACCTCATGCCGTGATACACGGCGGTCAATGGGCCACTTGGAAGGAGTTGCCGCATGAACAGCCCGTGGTTCAAATGCTACCCCAGCGACTTTCTGAACGGCGTCGTTGACCTCTCGCCAGCAGAGCTTGCCGTTTACACGGTTTGCATTATGCGGATGTACGACGAAGGCGGGCCAATACCGGATGAGCCGGAGAGAATTTCGCGGCGGGTCAACATGCGTGTTTCAGCCTGTCGGAAGGCCCTGGATGCACTCTGCCAAGCTGGGAAGCTGCACCGCATTGATGGGTGTTTGAGCAACGCACGTGTCGAAAAAGAGAACGAAACTCGAAACGAAGTCAGCACAAAGTCAGCACGTGCTGCGCACGTTCGGTGGAGCAAAGAGGCCAAAAAACCCAATGGAAACAATGCACCTCCCATGCAACCGCATACCGGGGGCATATGCGGATCGGATGCCTACCAGAAGCCAGAAGCCAGAAGCCAGAAGAATCCCCCTATTAGTCCCCCAGACAGGTTCCCTGAGTTTTGGGGTCTTGTCCCGAAGAAGAAAGAGAAGCTGGCCGCGCAACGTGCATGGGTGAATGCGCTCAAGTTGGCGACCGCGGACGAACTGATCGCCGGGATGATGCGCTACGCCGCCGAGTGTGACGCCAATCCAGAAAAGTGGGTGAAGAACCCCGCCACGTGGTTGAACAAAGGATGTTGGACAGATGAACCAGACGAACCAGCTAGCGAACCTGAAGACCCCTTCTTTACCGCCCTCCGCAAAAACCTTGCTGGAGACTCCGACCTACGCGGAAGGGCTGACATGGGTGAGGCCGATAGCGGTGACACCGGAGCAGATGACAGCGTTGGAAGCGGCTATCCCCGCCTTACGCTCATCTCTGGAACCTGCGGGCAGGCAGACGATTTTGAAGTGGCTGACACGGGTCAAGGCTTCGACGGTCTCGAAGGGAAAGAGCGACACGGAATGGGGGATTGTCCAGGCGGAGATGTGTTTGCAGTTGGCCGAAATGCCCGCTGACATTCTGGAGGAAGGATTCACCCACTGGATACGGAACGAGCGGTGGTGGCCTACGCCTTCCGACCTGCTGGACCTGATGGAGCCGAAACTTGCCGAGCGACGGGCGATGTTGCGCCGCGCCGAGCAGTTGCGGAACCCGACGCCGGAGAAACCTGAACGCCATTGGCCGACGAAGGCCGAGCGTACCGGGATGGCCGACATGGCTGCGGCTGCAATTGCAATCCTGAAGGAAGGGAAGGGACTGGCATGATGGATATGGAAGAAAAGATGCGGGCCATTGAGGCGCTGGGCGCTGAGATGTTCGGCGAAACACCGGGCGGC